CTGAAGCGCGCCGCGATATTTAGCGGCTAACCTCTGCAATATTTCACTCCCGGCATTATTGCAGAGAGTGAAACATAATTGCATTAATATCACGTCACATAGATTAACTCCTTAACGTTTCCAGATTTGCCAGCTCCACCCACGGTGTATTGATAGTCGACTGACTTAACTTCCAACCCTTTGAACAACTCCCGGATGTCTGGGTGATCGTTGATGCTTATGATCATTCGTCCTTGAATTGTGTCTGCCAGCGATCTGAGCTGCTCGTATTGCTCCCAACCGAATTCGACGCCATAACCAATCGTTTGCCAATACGGAGGGTCTATATAGAAGACGGTACCGGGTCTGTCGTACTTCTTGATGATGTACTGCCAGTCTCGGTTCTCTATATATGTTCTGTGCAATCTCATGTGTGCCGCTTCGAGGTCACGTTCCAGCGTTAACAGATTGAACTTAGGAGGCGCTGTTGCCGCCGTACCAAAGTTGGGTTTATCCACTCTTGCACCGAACGCCATCTTCTGCAGATAGATGAAGCGAGCGGCTCGTTGGATATCCGTTAGCGTTTCAACCGGTGTGAGTTGTAACCAATTCCAATTGTCTCGACTTACCAACACCCACTTGAACTGGCTATACAGTTCTTGCATGTGATGTTGAACGACACGATAGAGATTCATGATCTCTCCGTTAATGTCGTTGAGTACTTCAACTTTGGAAGGTTCTTTCAAAAAGTAGATACCACCTGCGCCTGCAAACGGCTCGACATAGCATGTATGTTCGCCAATGAGTGGGATGATATGTTTAGCCAGCTTTCGTTTTCCGCCGGGCCAAGGCACCAAAGGTTTCGACATGATTGTCTTCTCCTGTTTGGCGCTCTGGGCACTCTAGATTGTTTATGAACTTACAGCGAGAGCATTTGATCTCGATGTTTTTAACCGCTGACACTTTCGCCAGAAGCTTCCTACATTTACTACAACGTAATTCTTGCATGTGAATCGACCTATTATTTGATAGGCTTCACTCGCTCGTCGACGAGCAGGGAAGCCTTGGCTGACTCACGGTGGATGGTTCACTGTGTTTTGGTGGTCGACCAGTAGTTGCTGCTACCGATCGGCCGCTTCCTTCTTCCTAGACCTCCACGGTCTGAACCGGCAGGTTTGGTGCCCGCCCGATGATCTTCCCTCCTTGAATGATTGCTTTATCGCCAGCGGTGACGCTGTCGCCCTGAACCCGCAGCGTGCTGCCGCTGCGTAGTGTGATGATGCTTGTGCCGTCGGCGTTAACCGTTGTCACTGTGACGATTGTTTTAGCGCCTGCGTCAAACAACTTACCGAACGAGATCCACGGGTTGCTCATGTTATGCCTCCCACTCAATGGGTCGATCGAGCACGACAGTTTGCGTGACATCTGCCAGTCCGTTGCCCGGTGCGCTGATTGATACCGAATCAACATACGCGCGGAACGATTGCGCGGTGTCGTCGTAGATAACTGCGAGAGTTTGACCAGGGAGCATAATGCCGGGTTCTGTTGTGATCGATTCGGGTACCGCGGTTGATAATGTGTAACGCATACGTACGCCGCTAGCCGCGATTGCTTGAGCGCCTCGGGCTTTGTTTGCGTCGAATGACGTTAGCCATGCGTCCGATACGTCATCGCCGAATGTGTCGCCAGCGGTGCCCGCGCGTGTGACTGTGAGCGAGACCGCGCCGCTGACGTCTTGCTCACCGCTCACCACAACGGCGTTGATGAGTTTGTTATATACGCGGGTTTTGTCGAACGTTTCGATTTGATGTTCGCTGATCGAATGATCCGGCGTGCTCGATGCCAAGTCCCACGGCAGCGGGTAAAACTCAGGCGCTACTTTAATAGTGTCCGTGCTCATGCCGGGCTGAACGATCGCGCCGACCGCCGTGGCAATTTTTGTGATGACCTGCAACGGTGTTAAACCTTGATAGCTAAACGAGCTGCTCGCCATCGTCCAATCAGGCAGACGTGCAGTGTTCCAGTCGAGAGTGAATCCGGTACCGAACAGCTCATCTGTAACGGCTTGCACTGCCGTTGTTGTTGCAGCACTTGCGGAGCGCAACGGTGCATACGGCACACCGAGATACTGACTGCGGCTGTAGCCCGACGCAGTATAACGATGGTTTAACGTGTCACCGCTGAATGATTTCGACTCCGGTACCGAATCAATAAAACATTCCCAACGCCAACCGTTGATCGTTATTGCTACCTCTTTTTGACCAGCCGCAGTCGGTTCTATCAACGCCGCACTTGCTGAGTTAAGCACGGAGAACGAACACTTCCACGCCGCTGATTTTTTATCGAGATCGAGTTTAACGTCTGACACTGCCAGTGGTTCATTGCCCGGCAACGCGACGACATTGACGCTGTTCATACTTATATAAGTCTCCCTAATGTCTGGCTCTAACACCGGCGCGCCGGGGATGAGTGGTGGTTCAACCGCGTACGGCAAATCAGGTCGAGCGAAGCGCGGTTCACCCACGCCCCACGGGGTCGCGGGCTGCATGAATTTGTTCGGGGGCGTGTGTACGCTGAACGCGGCCCCGGATCGGATCGGGTACGCGGGCAGGTCTATCAGATCAAAACTCGCGATACGAACCACCGGGCTTGGAATGTAAGGGCCGTCACCGAGATTGAATGAGCTATCAACATCGGTGAGCAGTTCACTTTGTCGCAAATCATATTCAGAGGGGCGGACTGTATAAACGTCGGTACCGAGCTGCGGGGTTTGCAATTCAGCGTCATGCGGTGCCGCTTGATGCACGCGTAAATGCCCGGCGTTGTTAACGCTGTAGTCAGTTGACGCAACGTTAAACCGAGACGCATTTTGTAGCGGCACGGGCGAGGCCCACGGCTGCGCTAACAAATACGACACAGAATCGGTAGGCGCTGATACCGCCGCGGTGGCACTTGATGACATCGCGGCGGGGCTAGACCACGCCAGCGCCGCCTCTGAACTCAACGATGCAAATACCGAAACACACGCGAAAACAGATACTGCGGTTTTTAGCGCAGGGGCATGAATGCCGTTAGTCGCCCGAGACGAATATACATTCGCACTTTGAGCTACGCCGCACGCCGCCGTGACGTAGATTCTAGTCATACAAAAAAGGGCCCTTCAGACACCGGGCGATAAAAAGGCACAGCGATTAACTGACAATCGCCCGAGAACACGGTTTCGCCTTCGCTCGTTGGCCACACCGGTTCAGCGCCTAGCGTGCCCGTAATCGTTACATCGTAAACATAGCCTGTATAAATAGACGGATGAATACGCTCACCCACGCCACGCGCCTCACCGGTTACGTGAGGCACGCCGTAATCATCATGCACTGTAATTAAAACCTGCCCCGCGTAGCCGTTCCAATTTAATGTATACGCGCCCGTGCTCGGGTCAGAAACGGTACGGGCTAACTGGTACGGCGTTTCGCCATCGAGGGCTAATGCAACGACATTACGCGCCGCCGGTTGATCAGATACCAACACCGTACCGCTGAATGAATTCGGTTCACCGGTACCGGAGTTTTCTGCAGACGATTTGAATTCGATGTTGACCTGATTCTCATCGTAAACGTAGTTGTCTACCCACCACACGCCGTCAGCGATGCCGTTCGATATTTTAAACGCGAGCAACTTATATGATGCTGATTGATCGATCATTGATAGCGGAAACTTTAGAGAGTCACGAACAACCACTACAGACTCTGGGGCATTCAAACCACGCGCAAACTGAACGATAAAAAAATCGTTATCAAAGGGTAGATTGTGCTGTAACTCGACCGAACCAATATGAACACCCGGCCCATTTATTACTGCAGATTGAGAGGTAAATTCGATGGTCATTGCCAGTCACCAGCGTCGAGAGATATAAACATGACGTTGCCATAAATCGTGGGTGCCCAAAGATAATTTTTTCCATCTATAACCATCACGTCAGTCAGCGAAACAGTATCAAACTCAGCCATTACGCTAAAACCCTTACCGTACGTGAAATCTGGAGATCCGAAGAGCATAGGCACATCCGCAACCTGTTGAGCTGCGCCCGGCGACGCCGTTCCAACACCCGACCAGATCGAAACAGGTACAATCCTAACTTTTCGGATAAATTCTGGATTACTGCCGCCCAGCCCCGCACCAGCACTGGCCGCGAATGGAGATGCGATCATGTATGCCACGCCACTGAGGGCCGAACCATTTCCACCAACAACAGCCGTGCCATGCTCGCTACGATCCAGTCTCCAGCCTGTTTCAGATCGACCTTCGATACCACCACCAAACTGCACAAAATTACCGACTTGCCCTGAAGCAACACTCCCCAATCCTACCAATGAGTCCGCCGAACCAAAAAAAAGATGAGACACTGAAATGTGATTTGCTATTGAGTGCACAGCCGCATAAAGCTTGTCGGCTTGACTGGAAAAGAACGCCGCACAAAAGTTCTCATTCGCTATCACAAACCAATGATCCGCCTGATTAGCACCGTTACGATGCGCAACTAAACAGTTATTAGCAGCGGGTGAACTTGAGTCAGTCAAGTTAGTAATCAACATATCCTCGTAGCCACTTCGAACATGAACACCCGTAGTTGCATCAATCATCGCAGCGGCAGTAAAAACAATCGGACCATAGTTCGCGGAGCTATTGTGCGAAATTCCAAGCACTCCCGACTGACACGCATTTGTAAATGTACAAACTCCGTCGGTTGCCCAAGCATCAAAAACAACAGACCAGCCCGCCGCAGACTTGCCGGAATAACCATCAACCAGGCACGCTTTTAAAATCTCGTACGCCCCGTTTTTAACGTCATTCGTTGTTACCGGCGCGCCCGGATCGTCGCTGCGATAAATCGTTGGAGCACTCATTAGTCTGCATCCCCCATAAATTCGATCACAATCACGTCATCGTCAACTTGCTGATTCGATGGCGTTACCGTTCGGATTATTTCCAGTGGTGCTGCGCAGGCGTCGGTGTTAAACCGTACGACGTTGCCAGACACCCAGCCCACGCCCCAGCCGCTTGCGCGGACTGTAAAATACGGTGTGCCGGTCATCGGATTAAGCGGTGAAAAATCAGCGTTTATGCTACCAGTGCCGATTACTCCACGTTGCTCTGATATGCATTCAAACCCAGTAGACGACGTAAATTTTAATTTCCAGCGGTCTTCAACACATCCCAACGAATCGATCAAAATCGGATAGTTCAGGTCGTCATAACTCGACGTTGCAGCGTCTCCAACGAGGGCATCAGTAAACGTTCCGGCGTCGTCAATTTTCTGGAAGAACGTGTTTTTAATTCGCGCTTGCAGATCACCGACTTCAACGACGGCAGACACGTAACTATCATCCGCGACGTAGTCATGCGTCAGTTCAACATTGAGCTGTAATTGCCCAGTGACTGACGCGTTCGTGATGACCGCCCGGTCTTCGATTCGGTGATTCACAGAGAGCGGTAACGTGAGCGAGTTGCCGTCGTTATCAATAGCGCTAAATGGGTTCGCAAGCGTTGCGGTACCGGCGGCTAAATCGACTGCGTATTGATCGTTAGCTAACAGCGCACCGAGGGCGTCCTTAATGACGATCACAGCCACGTCGGTACGCGCGCAGTCAATCACTTGATCGGCCACCGGGCTTGCCACACTCACCGTATCCGTGTGATGAATCAGCACTAAATAGCCGTCTTGAAATACAGGAACTTCGCCATTCGTCGGCAAACGCACAGGGTTTAAGCCGAGGCGTTCAGGATCTTGTGGGAGCGTTGTGTATGCCACCGCGTTGTAAGTGAGCGTTGATAAAATCACGGGCTGAGTGAATGCAATTTCAACGACACCGGCGTTGCTATCAACGCTACCACTTGCACTGCCAGCACTTGTTGTTGCGGGCACAAACGGCAGCACATAGCCATTGCTGACGCCGGGCTGCGGTAGCTCTGTCAGTGTGTCGTTATCGTCGAATGATCCGGTGATCACGCCGTCATTGTCCGATACCGCACGCATGAGCGCGCCGTCTGTTGAACGTCTTGCCAGGAACTGCAAACCCGAACTACGCAACGGAGCCGCCGCCGTACGAAATACAACAGAAGTAACAGCAACCGCCGCACCCAAACCAATCGCGGCGGCATCAAGCGAGCCGCTGAGCGAATCAATAACACTGCGCACGGCATCGTAATTAATCTCTGCCATTCCGTTCACGCTATCAACAGATCCAGCCGTCAGGCCCGCGCCAGTCGTCGTATTAAATGCGCGGTACAACACGCCGTCACCGCGATCAATTAATTCATCGTTGTCGATCGTTAACACAACACCACCGGGCACCAATGTGTCGTTAGCGATTTGCATTTTTAGCGTGAGATCAGACACCGGGATCGTCTGCGTGATAGGGATTCCCGCGGTCGTCGAGCGGTAACTGATTGCAGCCGTTTGCGCTTCAACCCGCATCGTTTTATCTGTAAACGCTTGCTGCCAACCACCCAGCACACCACCTTGATTTGTGTATTCTGGGACACGACGATTAAACGCAGCGCCGTCGACAGTGATAATACCCGTTGCGTAATCGATTGAACCGACAACAATATTGCCGCGATAGCGCGACTTCAACGCCCCTTGAGCATTCGACACTAATATTTGCGTGTCGCTAACACGCGAGTCGTAAACCGTGCCACCAGACAACGTGCCCGCTGTGTAGGTCAGCTCTAAATCAAAAGTGATTGAACCTGGCACAATGTTCGTTTGCCCTACATCAATTGTAAAACTCGCACCGCTACTTTGCGCGATAGCTATATTTGCAGTCAGCACCGCCGCGTTGTGTTTGTCGTACGTGATCACGACGCTAGATGTCGGCAAATTTGCGGGGGTAAATGCAACACTATTGCCCGTAATTGATCCGGCACCGTTTGACAAAACACCTGACGTATTGGCGGTTTCGGAGTAGTCGCTTGCATTACGCGACCAATCAATTTGCAACGTAGATTCAAGCGGCACGTCATCAAGATCAATCTCAAACCACGCACTACGCGCGCCTGCTGTGGCAACTTCGTAAGGGGTTTGCGCCCAGGTGTAAATGATTTGCGAATTTAAATCAGGCTCGCCGGGCAGCGTGATTGAGCCACTTGCTGTGTTGTAGTTAATCGACCCACTTGAGCTTGGACCAGACAGCGCACCTGTACCGTCGTCTGTTAACGAGTACCACTTGCCGAGATACATAAAATCAATGCGCAGCGTGCCCGGTGACGGCGGCGGTGCGAGTTGAAACGTGTACGTGACTTGGCGGTTACCCGCAGTAATTAAAATAGAGTCGGTATACGGCGTGAGTTCAACGGCAACGCCGGGGATATAACTCACGGAGCACGACCGCGAACCCGACACGCTAAACGCTAACGTGCCCGCGGTTGCATTAATTGAAACGTCACTCAGGTACTCAGAGCCAGACAGCAAACGCAGCCCGCCGTCCGCTTCGTCGTGTACGCCGCCACCCACCGTCACTTGTAATGTTCCTGGCACCCATGCGGTTGGTAACGTAATAAACTGCGCGCCGCTTAATGTGCCGAGCGAGCGCGTTTTTGTTGCTGTAGATGTCCGCTGTACCATTTTTTGCACAATGCCGGGGCTTTGATCAACGTACGCGGTTTCGCTGGTTGACGCAGGAATAATCGGCTGAAAAATACTGCCAACAAATACGCTCGCATCACCCGCACTGGCGTCTGCACTTAGCGCCTTCATGCCGTAATATTTTGCGCTGGCGTTACTTTGAGTATTAAAAATTTGCGTCGCGTGATTCGCGACTGGCGATGGATCGGAGCCTCCAAAATCATCATCGAGCTGCTGAGAAATACGGATCGTCATCTCTTGAGCGCGATACGTTTGGTATTTGCCTTGCTCATCAATATAGGTATACGACGCCGCACGAACATCAACGCTTAATACTTTAACCGGCTGCTCTTTTGCGCCGTCAATTAAAAACAAAACTTCGCCGACTTCGGGGGCGTCATTTCGATTATCAGCGTACACAACAATGCTGGTTTGACCTTGACGTTGCGTGCCCACCGGGCGTAACGCTGAACGGGTAGACAGCACGACGTACTGTTCGATTTTGTCTTGTATTGCCGCCCGCTCAGCGTAATGATCGCCCGTACTGAATAGCATTGTAGAAATGTTAGGCGCGACCGCATCTTGTGTTAACGCGAAGCCAGCACCTAAAAATTTATCGGTGTTTGCGGCACGAATTGCACCGAACACGCGACGAATATCTACACCGCCGCGTACTTGCAAATTCTGAGAAATATCGTCCCAGAGGTTATTAATATCGCCAGACACCAGCACAGTGCCTGTCATCATGCCGCCACCGTCAGATTCATCGGTGAGGCGTTCGGGTTTTAGCAATACGACGTCGTTTGCATTAATTGCCATTTCTAGGCTCCTGAAACAGTTATTAAATTGATGGTGATTTTATAAAGCGTGGCCGCGTCGGGGTTACACAGCGGGGCTGTTAATGGGTATTCCGGCGTGGCGGCCAAGCCTCCGGCTTCGAGATCGAACAGCACCGCGTGCGTGTCGCCGTTGTTAAGCGTGAGCGTGCGCACGGTATCAATCGCGTTTTCCATCGCTTGCAAAATAAGCAATTCGGCACGCGTGACCCATGCGCCGGTCAGTGTTATTGGTTGGCCGTACAACAGTGGCGTGGCCTTAATATGCATGCGGCCGGTCACGCCGCGCTGCTTGCTTTGCGACACGGGTTTAAAGGCGAACTCGTTTGACCAGTACAAATTGCTAGGCAGTGCTACAGCATCCAGTAACATAATTAAGACGCTCCCCCGCGGTTTTTAAATTCTTCGAGCAACTGTAAAAAGGCGTCACTCGATGACTCGTCGGCAAACTTAAGTCGTTGTTGCTCACCGTTAAAATTTAGATTTACGTCATAGGTTTTTGCGGTACCAGACGACGGAGACGCACCGCTATTTGACGACGTCGTGGCGTTATTGCTTGATTGCTGTGCTCGATCAGCATCTCGTTTTGCACGCTGAATTTCTTCTAACGCACGCAGCGCGTCACTGTAGTATTCGATGGCTTGTTTGTTGTTGTATTTACGCGCCTCATCTAACTGTCGAGTAATTTCATCGCGCTTGTTTTCGTAGTCGCGTTGATCAATCGCGGCTTGATTTCCTTCGATGCGATCGAGTTCGTCTTGCAAGCTATCCAGCGTGTTTTTAGCGGCCCCGGTCATCGCTTCCAGTTTGCGCGTCGCACTCGTAATCGCGCTTTGCAATTGGCTCAGGTCTTCCTGCCCGAGCAGCTTCATGGTCTGTTGCGCATTCGTTGCTTGGTTGATCAGCGTTTCATTAATGCCCTCGCCGCTTTGCAGCGCTTGGGTGTATTCGAGAAATTTAATCTTCTGCTCGTTGTACGCAATGATGGTTTCGTCTTTCGCCTGCAGTACCGAGTTTTTAAATTTATTAATCCCGGTCACGTCAAACGTCTGCAGGTTGTCGATCGCGATTTTGCCCAGCTCTTCACGCGCAGCGGATAGCGCTGCTTTAAGCGCGTCAACTTCAGTGACGGTACCGGACGATTGAAGCCCTAATTTGTCATCAAACAGCGCACCCGCTTGAGCGCTTAGGCCTTGCATTTCGGCGCGCACAGCGCCGAACCATTCGGCGAGTGAAGCGGCGACGGCTTGGACGTCGTGCGAGCTTTCGACAGCGGCGGCACCTAAATCACGAGTTGAGTCAGCGGCTTTTTTTGCGCTCTCTGCAACTTTATTACCGGCTGCTTCACCGGCACCGGCTAACGCGTTGAACTGCTCCGTCACACCTAATACAGCGGCTTGAATTTCGAGCTGTGCCAGGGCGACGGCGCGCTGCGATTCGGACACATTTTGATTAGCGGCGATCACGGTTTGAGCGTAGGCAATGAATGCGGTTTTTTGATCTTCGAGGGTGCCGCCCATCAACTTAACTTGCTCGTAGGCTAAGCGCGCAGAGTCGGCGGCTTTTTGCAGCTCGGCTTGGCTGGTCACACCCAGCGAGCGCATCGCGTCTTCAACCGATTGAATGCCGGGTTTAATTTGATTAATAGCGTTGCTTTGATCATCCAGTTTCTTCGTTAATCGCTCAACTTGCTCAGCGGTTAACTCGCCACTTTCACCAAGCTCGGTAACCCGATCGCGCAACGCTTGCACAGCGGCTTGGGTATCCGCTTGGCCAACCGCGCCACCAATAGCGATTTCCAACGCGCCCATTTTTTGCGTGCCTGATACCGCCATGCTAGTGAGGGTTTGCTCGATTAAGTCAATCTGGCCGATGGCCTCTAGCGCAGCGGGGCTGATTTTACCGAGGGCGGTTTCGGCGGTCACACCCAGCGCGGTAAACGACTGCGATAACACCAACTCATTATATTCAGTCAGCTTTTCTGCAGATAATTTTCCGTCAACAAAGGCGTCAACCAAGCCATCTTGAAACGCTTGTAAATCTGCCGCTTTAGTTTCAGCCAGCCATTTTTTTAACTCAGCGGTGAGCAAACCGGCGCTGTCTTTTGCTGTATCAATTTTTTTAGTGAAATCAACAATGCCGCTGGCTGAGGTGAGATCAAGCTGCGCGAATTCGCTGCGGATTTTTTGCGCTGCAAGTGCCGATTTATCAGCAGCGGCGGTAGCGGCGGTGCCGAGTTCGTCGAGCTTTTCTTTGGGCTTATAGGTATCAGCGAACATATCACTGTAAATATCATCAACGTTTTTCAAACGTTCTTCTAAGCGGCCCAGTGATGCGTCCCAGTCTTTCGTCTCGATCACGTCAAAGACAAACTTAATACGCTCGGCGACTTTAGTCAGACCGGCGGCGAGTGCGATACCTGCGCGCTCAACTTCAACGAATTCTTTACTGAGTTGGGTGCCGATATCCCAGCCTGCAAAAAATGAAAATAATCCTGCGCCTGCAACTCGCATTGCGGTAGATGTTAAGCCGACTTCTTTTCTAAGGTCAGACAAAGAACCTCTAGCTATGCCAATATCTTTAGCAATACCACCGAACGCCTTTGATCCAACAACCTTTAACGATAAAAATACCAATCTCAAAGCACCGGCTGAAACGGCAACAGTGCCTAGAATTGTCGCCGTGGCTGCAATCGTAGGATTGGCGTCAACAAAATCGGCCAACGCACGTGACACGTCACCGATACTCGCAGCTGCTTCACGAATCAGCGGAAGAAAAACCGTCCCCAAGTTGATCGCGATTTCTTGCAAGCCATTTTGCATCAGCTGAATTTCGGCTTCGGTGGTCTTCATTCGTTCGGCAAATTCGCGCTGCATTGCGCCTGCGGTGTTGCCAGTATCCGTCACACGGCCCAGCGCTTCGTCGTACTTATCAAGGCCGTTTAACAAGCGAGCAATGTCGTCCTGGTACTCTTGACCGAATAACTTGGTGAGTGTTTCCGCGCGGGCTTGGTCGTCTAGCTTTTCCAGCGTCCGTAAAAAATCGGTGAGGGCTTGCTGCGGGTTGTCACGGATATCGTCACCCAACTGGACAGCAGAAATACCGATGCTTTCCAACGCGCGTTTAAATTCTGGGGACTGAACGTTTGCCGTTTGTAGTTTGCTTAATAGCGCGTTGATGCCGGTACCGGCGACCTCGGCTTTTGCGCCCATCGCGATCATCGTGGCCGCTAAAGCGGCACCTTCTTCCGCGGTCAGTTTGAATTGCTTGGCGGTGCCACCAATGCGAGTCAGCACGTCTAAAATATCGGCTTCTCGGGCGGCGGTGGTATTACCCAGCACGTTAATGGCGTCGCCGAGCTGCTCGACGTTTTCGATGGGTATATCAAAAATATTGCTAAGTTTGGCGACCGCGTCACCGGCTTGGGCGGTGCTTAAATCAAACGCCACGCCAATTTTTGCAGCCAATTCAACAAACTTGTCGAGCTTTTCAATCGGTACGCCAAGTTGCCCGCCAGCCGCCGCAATTTCGGCGAGACCTTGCGCGGTGATTGGCAGCTCGCCGGTCATCTCTTTAATGCGTTGAGTTAGTACGTCAAATTCGTCGTCGGTACCGTCCACAACTTTACGCACGTCGGCCATCGAGGATTCAAAATCAATGGCGTAACCGGCCGCAACAGCCATAGATGCTGCCGAAGCCGCTAGCCCCGCGATGCTGCCGCTCGCGTCTTGCAGGGCGTCCGTCCAGCCGTTAGTTTGGTGTTTGAGTTCGCGGATGCGCTCTTCTGTTTTTAGTGCGGCTTGGGCAAGTTCTTGCTGGGTGAGTGTGCCCGATTTTTTTAAGCGGTCGTAGGCTTGGCGGGTTTCTACAATTTCTTGCTGAATTTCGGCGTGGGCGCGAATACCCAGAATGTCTTTATCGGCGGCAAGTTGCGCGCCTTTATTATATGTGTCGTAGAGTTGTTTGGTTTCGGCATCAAGATCCTCAACCGCCTTCTTGCCAGTTTTAATATCCGCGATTAAGCCGCTGAATGCGTCAATGTCATCCGAACTTTTACCGATATCTTGCAGCGCTTCTTTAAAAGAACGGCGAAACGCGCTAAGGTTTGATTCACCGTCTTTTTTATCAACTTTAATTTTTAACGCTAATTCGAGGTCTTTGCTCATGGATGTGACTCACTCAACTAAAGAGAAACGCAGCTTTAAATCTCAGTTCAAAGAAGCGATGGTGTTTTTGGCAATCATTGTCGGCGTTATCGCGTTTAGCATTAGCGCTGCCGTTTACGGATTTGATCCTTCTAAAGTATTCATAACTGTATTCGGCGCGATCGCTCTTGTGATGGCCGTGGCAGCAATTGGCGGCGTTGTTCTCCTTGTCGTTATTCGACTTTTTAATTGGCTATTCAAATAAGATTAAAAACACTTTCAAAAAAAGGCGGCTAAATGGCCGCCTTTTTTATACCTGCTATGTAGGTTCTCTTCCTTGAGATGTCATCCTTGTTGTTTAGGCCTGCTGCACTCGGTAGTACGCAGACTTACCCGCGCCTTGGCTTGAGTCTTTCAGGCATTTACCTTCGACACCAATCGTGCCCAGCGCATCCCCGATTAAAGACAACTCACTTGCTGCACCGAGGTTAACCTTGTGCAAATCTACGATCTGCGGGCTGTCGCCGTCGGCTTCGTTGACGCCGTCGAACGTGAGCGCCCAGTTCGCGTTGCCTTGAGTCAGAGCTTCCAGCTCGTTGTAAGCACCGTAGGCGTAATCAATTAACACCGGCACACCATCGGACGGAGTACCCAGCGCGTCAATTTCGTCAGCAAGTGCGCCGGTGGTCGCGATCACGATACCGGCTCCGGCAATGTCGTAATCCGTGCCTTCGGTATAGGTCGTATTGCCATCCGAGCTGGTCACGACAACGGTCGTCGGGCTGGGTTTCGCTAATCGAATCAATGCGCCTTTGTGCGCGGTACCGGCTTCGTCGGTGATCGTGCCCGCGACGACGGTGGTGTTAGTGCCTTTTGTCGCTAACGCTAAGTTGTCAGCGTTCAGGTCGTGCATCGTGATAGCCGCGGTCACAGAGTTGATGCGGCGCACTTCAGCGTGAGTACCGCCCCCCGACGACGTAAAATCCTGTTGCTCGATCACGGTTTCGTCATGCGTTAACTTCAGCTCCGAGACGTTGCCAATGTGATACGACGGGCCATTTGGCAGCGATTGATCACGCAACCAGACTTTGCCGCTGCCCAGATAGGGTTTATAAACTGCTACGCGTTCAGCCATGACTTACGCTCCTTTTTCAGGTTTAGTGGCGGCGGCGTTATCAGCGACAACACCGGCTTTTTTTAACCACGACGCGGTTGCTTCGCGGACGTTAATTTTGTCGCCAGCGGCGTAGTCTTTACCCGCGTGGGTATGCGCCTTCGCCAGTGTGACTTTGATCAGTTTTGGTTTTTGGTCTGCCATGATTCACCTCGTGATTAGTTGGCTGCTTTTAAAACTGTGTCCACGGCAAACGCCAATGGTACGTATGAAAATCCGTTACTTGCGCCGCTGCGCGGTGCGTTCGTTAGCGTCAACGGGCCAGCGGCCGATTGCGGCCGAAATCCCATCAAACTGCCCGCGACTTGTTCGCACAGCGCGACTGCGTCTTCTCGTGCCGCTTCGCCGCTGCCGCGTTTGCGCACGTTGCGCACCGCGATCACCGTTAGCCACGTTTGCGATACTTGTGTCGCTTTGCCGTCGGTGCGGGTGTTAGGCACCGTGCGATAGCCGTTATAAATCACATGCACCGCGGGCGTCGGCTGGCGTGCTTCATCGACTTCGGATAACTCCGAAGCGGTCAGCACATGCACGTCCGGCATCGTTTCTTTAAGCTGCGCTTTTAATCGCTCAACTAACGCTTGCTCAATGTCGGTAAACATCAGTAGCCGCCCCAATCAAATGCGCTGGGTTTAGCGACCACGGTCATGCGGCCGCTTGGTTCCGGCGTGCTCGGCTGGGTGTAATCCAGCGATGCCTTACCTGACGCTAAATCACGTAAATAATCTTCCTGCGCTTTGATTGCTTTGCGCATGTCTTCGTCTTGCTTGATGCCGTACAACCGACCCAGCGCAATCACCGCCACGGCGTAACCGAGGCCGGTGTTTTGATAATGCTCCAGCGCTAGCGGCACTAACTCGCGATAGCGTTGGTTTAAATACGTGTCGGCGTAACGAGACACTTGTTCGAGCGTGCTCGTTAGCTCTGCTAACCCATCGGCCGCGTCGATATTCAGCGACAAATCGTCGAGCGTTTCGTCGTTGTACACCGCCTGCAACATGTCGCCGGTCACCTGCGGATTGCGGGTCGAAAACTGGGCGAGTTCGTCCCAGCCGTCTATCGCTACGCGGGCTAACTCGGCGACGGTTGCATACGCGGCCATGCGTTAAATACCTCGGACAATACGGATGACGTCGCCGTCTGCCGTAGCAGCATCGAGTGCGTAGCCGTTGCTGACACCTGCGCTCAGCGTGATCGCTTTGCCAGACGCGTCGGATTCGACTTCTGCACCTACTGCGACAGCGGCAGCTGCTTCGATCAGGATCACACCGTTGGCGTTAACCGATGCTTGATCGCCAGCGTCAACCGCGTACTCCGTAACGCCGAGGGCTTTTTCACCCGCGCCGCACAGGTCGCCATCGAGGCCAACAAAACGACGTTGAGCGATGGCCGACGCGGCCGTGATGGACATTACTAAAATGGGCATGTGAGTTTTCATCATTACTCTCCAGCTTGGGTGATAAGGCCTTTCGCTTTCAGCGACTCGGCAAAACCACGGGTTAAATAGATATAGTCACCCGGCTTATAACTGTCGCCGTTGTGTAGCAGCGGTTCAGAGACGAGATACTCACGTTCGTCTTCCACCTTTTCAGCCTGAAAAGCGGCTTCTTCAGCGGCCTTGGCATCGGCTTCGGCTTTCTCCTTGGCCGCTAATTCTTCAGCGGCCTTAGCAT